GGGCGAGGTTGGAGGCGCTCTCTGCAAATCCAGCAAACACATAGCCCGAGATGCCGTCAAGGATCTCGGTATCAATCAGCTCCAAGACGTAGCCGACACCATAGTCAGGCGGAGACGAGGACAGGGAGGCAACCTGATTGACTACGAACTGGGACGAATCAAGGTATGGGAAGTCTGCCTCAAGTTTATTGACAACAATATCCCTGGCTGCGTTCTTGTCTGCTGTGTCAGCCGACCAGACATAGACATTGATCTCAAAGGTGTAGTTCGTGGCTGAGTTGCGCGGCAGCGCAATGGGGCTCTCGCCTGGGAACTCAATCGTAATGGCGTCCGGTCCGTTGGAGATGCCCCGCGCAATTGCGAAGAACGGCGTGAGCGTTGGCGTCCGCGCCTCGAACCGGACCTGTAGCGTGTTGACCGGGAACACATCATCAAACCCGCCGCTTGTGCTGCTGATCTCCAGCGGCATCTCGTAGTATCCCTCGGTCGGGAAGTCCGACTCTTGGAAGGTGACGCGGTACTCCTTCTCGAAGATGTAGTCAACCGGCGGGAATGGATAGAGCGCATACTGCGCCGGCCGATCCGTCTCCCATGGTTCGGCAACGGTCTCGGTCACATCGACCGACGGCAGGCTGACCGGCTGCGGGATCACAGGCCGATCGCTCGCGTCATAGGCCACGACCTGCCCGCTCTTCACCGTGGCCTCCAGCGCACCCAGTGACAGGTCCGGCGCCTCGCCATGCGGCACCAGCTGCAGGGTGAACACCAGATCGAGGCCCTCCCATCGCGCCGAGCTGAATCCGATGTCGATCGTGTCGAGGCTGCCGCCGCCGCCGCCACCGGCCGGGGGCGCCTCTGCCGCCGGCGCCGTCATCTCCACCTGGTTGTCTGCCGCGGTGCCCGTCTGATACACCTCGGCCGGCACGCTGGTATCGGCGCTGCTGTTCACGTCACAGCTCACGCCCGTGCGGTTGCTGGTCAGCAGGATGCCCGTGCCCGTGGCATTGGCCACCGCCAGCGCCACCAGGCTGCGCCCGCTGCTGTCGATCGGGAAGTGCATCAGGTCCATCGACACATCGCCCGCTGCGCTCTTGCTGATCCGATCCACCTGGTACAGGTAGTCGTGCGTCGATGCCGCCCCATCGCTCGGCGTCCGCTGCAGCGTCACCCGGATGATGTCGCCCGGTGCCAGGTTGGGAGGGAAGTCCACGGACCGGCACTGGGCCCGCGCGCTGTGCGTGATGAACTGCCGCCGCGCTCGGATGTAGGCGGGGACCTTGACGGCGTGATTCTCGCGGGTGCAGAACGCCGACAGGTCGTGCTGCTCATACGGCCCGTCCGTTGCCTCGCCCGTGTAGCGCACCTCACTGGTGCGGATGATGCCCACGTCGTCCGTGAGCTGCTGCCGCCAGATCGTCTGAACGCAGAACGGCCGCCGATCAGCCGGCGGGCTGAAGGTGATCTCGAACCCGTCCGGCAGGATGTGATCCTCGGTGAAGGTCGCCACCCAGGAAACGGCCGTCGTCTTGATGGTGCCGTCACCGTTCACCGGCAGCAGCGGCCGGAGGCCCCGCCGCCCCTGGCTCCGCGTCTCAGCCAGCAGGAAGTAGGGGGCCATGCTGGCCAGCAGATCGCCCAGGTTCTGGCTCTGGGTGATGGCGATGTCACAGTTGAAGTTGTTCGCCGCCAGGAAGCGGGCCGCCGACTGCAGGCTGGTGAGGTCGATCTGGCTGGCGGGCAGCCTGGCGCAGTTCACCAGGGCCCAGTTCACCAGGTCCGCGAAGTTGTTGCTCGGGCCGAAGACACCATCCAACAGCCGGGTGACGTGCATCCCGTTGCGGATGAAGGCGTGCACCTGTCGGTTCCACAGGTCAAACCCGTTCGGGATCGTCACCGTGAACGACAGGGTGGACATGCCCGAGTAGACCCCGACCGTGCCGCAGTAGTACGGGCATTCGGGCATGGTGTAGCCGGTCTGCGCCGTGATGTAGTTCCCCGGCGTCCAGCTGCCCGCGCGCCGGTCGTAGGTCTGGGTATGGGTGCCGACCCTGCAGGATCTCTGGAAGATGTCCCGCACCTGGATCGAGCCGATGTAGCCCTCCGACAGGACCAGGTGGTAGGAGGCCGTTACCGCGTTGCTGGCGTCATTCGAGAATCGCGCCTCTGTCGCCGGGGGTGAGATCAGCACGCCGCCGCTGCCGGCCGTCTCATCCCGCCGGCAGAACACCACAGGCACCGGTTCACCCAGGATCGCCGCACGCTGCGGGCTGTCCAGCTGGCTGTCACCCTCGGCTGCAGCATCGGCCAACGGCGGCCGGATCAGGCCCGCCTCGATCGACAGGAGCGCCAGAGGATCGCTGCTGACCAGTCCGCTCATAGCCGGCACCCCTTGCCGATCAGCCTAGTGGTCATCGTGCGCGGGGGGATCTGCGCACCGACCGGCTCCAGCGCGGACCCCAGCTCCAGGGTCAGGGCGGTGATGGTGCTTGTGCTGTTGACGATCGACCCGGTGAAGGATGCCGCGACCGTGCGCTCGTTGAAGTTGCCCGGGGTGAACTGGTAGACGGTCAGCTCCCAGAGGTGCTGGCCGGCGATGGCCGCGAACACCGCATCGACCACTCGGGGGATCGCCGGCAGGGTGAGGGTGACGCCGCCCTCATCACCCGTCTGCCCGGCAGTGATGCCGCTGGACTCGAACGCCTGCGGGATCCAATCGCCACCCGACAGGCTGACCGTGGAGCTGGTGAAGTACGACTGCCAGCGGTGCAGCGTGGTGCCGGCCGGGTTGTAGATGCGCAGGAACTGCGCCTGAGCGATCGTGCTCATCGGATCCCGAGGGCACTGCGGCCGGCTGGTGTGCGGATGCGGGCGAGGGTGCCGGCTTCAGTGGCGCGCATCGCCCGCTCGAGGTCGCGGGTCGTGACCCACTGCTGCCCGTCCTGCTGCAGCACCGGGCCGGTGGTGATGTTGATCACAGCCGGGCCCGCGGTGCCGGTGATGACACCAGCGCCGCGAGTGCCGGCGAGGTAGGCAGCAGAGGCCCCGGCCATCTTGGATTCAGGGATGATGTATTCCCGCTCCCCACCTTCGCCCACCATCGCCAGGGTGGGGCGATCCACGACGCCGCCTTCCGCGAACTGGGGCACGCTGATCTGTGGGATCAGCGGGATGTCGGGAGTGGGGAGGCGGTTGTAGCCGGAGATCACGCCGTTGATCATCTTGATCGCGCCGTTTACCCTGCTGCCAATGAACCCCATGAGGCTGTTGAACAGGCTGCGGATGATGTCGATCACCGCCAGGAACGGACGCTGTGCAGCGTTGGCCACCGCGCGCAGTGCGTTGCCGATGTAGGTGATCGCGTTGTTCCATGTGGCCTTGAGCCAGTCGATCATCCCGGTGATCGGCACACGCATCACCACGTTGAACAGATCAACCCATGGTTTCGCCAGCACCGTGTAGGCACCTTGTAGCAGGAGCTTCATTGCATTCACCACCGTTTCGCCAACCCAGGCGAGGAACTTCAGGATCGGCTCTCGGAACTTCACGCCAACGATCACCGCCAGGAGCGCGGCGATAGCAAGGAAGATCAGACCAGCGGGGCCGAATATGAACAGCAGGCCTGGCAGGAAACTGGCCGTGAGCCAGGTGAGTAGGCCAGCGAACGGGGCGATCAGGGCCGGCGCCCATCCGGCAATGGTGGCCATGATGGTAAGGCCGGCGAACCATGCGGAGATCCCGCCCAGCAGGGTGGTCACCGCCAGGATCGCTGGGGCCAGGGCGAGCATCGCGATGGACAGAATCGCGATCAGTCCGATGGTCGCCTGAATCGGACCGGGCAGCTTATCGAACAGGCCGAGGAATACTGTCATCCCACTGGTGATAGCTTCCATTGCCGGCATCAGCACGGTGGCGATCTTGCCGCCGAACGATCCGATCTTCGCCTGCATCTGGATCAGACTGTCTGAAGTCTTGTCGGCCTGGGCTGCAAACTCTGCAGTCATGCCCTTGAACTTCATGATTTCCTCCCGGCCCATGTTCAACATGGGGATCATCTCCGCGCCAGCCTTGCCGAATAGCTTCATGGCGATACTGCTTTTCTTCTCGCCGTCTTCCATGTTCTTAAATGCGTCCGCAATGTCCAGCAGCACCTGATCCACATTGCGCAGCTCACCCTTTGAGTCCCTGATGTTGATGCCCAGCTGAGTGAACGCCGCTGATGCACCCTTGCCGCTCAGCCCCAGTTCGTCCAGCTGCTCAGACAGCCCGCCCGTTGGATCGGCCGCGGCCTTCATCGCCTCGATCGTCTTGTCTGCTGCTGCCTTCACCGCCTCCGCGCTGAGGTTGGCAGACTTCTCAATGGCCCGGCGCTGCGCCTCGACCCCTTTCTCTACGATCTCTCTCTGCCCCTCGTAGACGCCTTTCAGCTGAGCCTCCTCCCGTTTCTTCCGCTGCTCCAGCTGATCGCGTGCGGCTTCCTCCTCATCCCTCAGCGCACGCTGGCGCAGCTTTGCGGCCTTGTCGAATCGGTCACGAATCAGCTCCAGTTCTGCATCTCGCTGTTCCTCAAGGTTCGCTATCAGTTGTTTCTTGTATTGCTTATCCAGCTTGTCGTCTTCTTGGATCGCTTCAATCCTGATCTCGTATCTCTTCTCGGTCTGCCGCTCTAGCTTCTTCTGCTCTTTCTCTGCGGCCTCTTCCTGCTTGTCGGCCTCATCCTCGTACTTGTCATTCAGCAGCTTCTCTTCCTGCCGATAGCGGCGGTTCAGCTCTGACAGCCTGGCGTCTGACTCGCGCTCGATCGCGGCAATCCGCTTGTCGCCGTTCTCCTTCACGGCATCAAGCTGCTTCCGCTCGCCTTCCTTGATCGCGTCCACCTGGCGCTCGGCGTTGCGCTTCACCACATCCACCGCCGCATCCGTCTCGCGCTTCGTGCGGTCCTTGATCTCGCCCGCGCTCTCGCCCGCAGCATTCGCCGCCTGCGTCATTGAGGCGGTCATGTTCCGGCTCAGCTTCAGGATCGCGCCGCTCACCCCGTCGATGTTCGTGCCGCTGATGTTGGCTGCCTTGCTGAACCGGCTCAGTTGCTCCACCGCCACGCCTGTCTTCTGCGACATGTCGAAGAGCTTGTCGCCCGTAGCGATCGACTTCTGCGCGAGGCCCACCAGGCCGGCACCAGACAGGAGCGGCACCAGGGCGCCCATGCCGCCGACCACATTCCCGACCGATCCGGCAAGGTTCTTGAACCCACCCGACACGGTGCCGGCTGTCTTGCTCAGCCCGCCCATCGTCCGCCCGAGCGCGGCCACCTGCCCTTCGCCCTGAACGTCTGCCTTGATCCGCAGCAGCGCATCCATCACCGCCATCTCATCGCCTCCGGTTCAGCTGCTCACGGGCGTGGAGCTCCATCGCCTGGATGTCATCCATCATCGCAGCATTCACCTCCACCCCGTAGACCGGCGCCAGCTGGAGCAGCACACCGTAGTCGAGGCCAAGCACACCGCCGGAGGTTGCGCGCCACTGCGTCTGGCAGCGCATGAACAGCAGCACCGCCGGCCACAGCTCAGCCCACAACCTGAAGTCCGCCGGCCGCAGGTGGTGATCCTCCAGGATGATCCCGTAGGCTGCCGCGTCCTGCTCCAGTTGCGCCGTTGATCCCTTCCCCCTGAAGAGGTGGTCAACGGCGCCGATCAGTTTTTTGCCCGCGCCTTGTCGTGCGCCTCGAAGAAGGTTGCCACCAGCACGTCAGCCACGCTCTCCACCTCCAGCAGCTGCGCCTTGCTGGTTGCGCTGAACTCAATCTCAGTGCCGTCGGGTTCCGTGATGCCACGCCAGCCGGCCAGGATCTCGGCCGCGATCTCCCGGGTAGGGATGGCATCGACCACCTGGTCCCGTGCCGCCGCGGCCTTGATGCGCTGGTAGGCCAGCTGCACCTCCTCCATCCGGCTGGCCGGCAGTCGCCGGTAGACCGCCTCGAACTGGTGGGTCCGGTGGCGCCCGCCGTCCGTCACCTCGCGGATCGTGATCGGCCAGGAGAACGTAGGCGACTGCTCAAGGATGAATGCCATGCAGGATCAGGTAAAGGCGAGGGTCCAGGTGGTGTTACCCAGCAGCCGGAACGGCAGGGTGACGTGGGTCACGCTGTCGCCATCCTCGAAGGTGGGCGAGTCGAACGCCACTGAGCTGGCGGAGAACGTGAGGATGTTGCCGGCAGTGCCGCCATGCACCCAGCTCATCGCGCCGGTGGTCTGCGCGCTGGCGATGGCGATGAAGTCCTTTGTGGCGATGCCGGGGAGCTCGATCGTGATTGAGCCGGTCGGCTTCCGGTCCGTGATCCGCACCTGCTTCGTGCAGCCGGCCTTCTGCTCGAAGGTCATCTCAACGCCCAGGTTGAGGCTGAACGAGGTCATGCACGCGGAGAACCCGTGCACGCTCACGGAGGTGGTGTTGTCGGCGTTCACCGCCAGGGGAGAGGCCTGCGCCGAGTAGGTCTCCGTCGGCCGGCTCAGCGCACCGGGTGCAGCGAAGATCCCCATCTGATCGAACGCGATCGTCGGAATCTCGCCCACCGCCATGCTCAGCTCCGCGCCACCGCGAATCCCGGTGATCGCCTGCCGGCTGCCGTTGTCGGCATAGAAATCCATCGTGTAGGAGCTGAACCCATCCGACACCGGCGCATAGGTCACGCTGGTGCTAGCAGATACGGTCTCGCTCAGACCGGCCGCCTTGAGCAGCGGGCCGTAGCGGGGGGCCGTGCCAGCGGTGCCACTGCCGGCCGCCTCTACCGTCGCCTTCACCGGCACCGACCGCTGACCCACCACGCTGGGCCGGTTGCCCATGTACGACTGGATCGTCTCGCGCTCGATCAGCTCCATCGCCAGCGGCTCCACGTCCAGTTCAGTAAACAGGAGCGCATCAGTCGCGGCGGGGCTGGAGCTGGTGCCGTAGGT